TAGATGCATTGATTGCTGTTATATTTGCACCACCACCAATGAAGTTTGTTGCAGTGGTTGTGCCAGAAACATTTACGTTCTGTAGGAAGGTTGCGTTTGTATTAGTTCTAATATTATCTGTATTTCCAACACCTGTAAGTTGTGATCCATCACCATCAGTAAGTAATATTGTTCCACTTGTATTTGGTAAGACAACTGTGGGATTACCAGAAAACTGTGAGTGTGGTGGCGCCTGTAATCTTAAGTAATGTGCGTTATTTGATTCACAATATAAATCAATTCTTGCTGGGGTACTATCATCACTTCTTAATTTAATTTGATTGTAAAATGAGGCATTACTTGACCCTGTGATGGTTGTGTTAGTTATTGCACCAACTGTGATATTTGGTGTTCCACTTAATCCAGCAGATGTTCCAGTTATATTAGATGATGTAAGTGCAACAGTGCCTGCTGAGTTTGGTAGAGTTACAGTTGGATTACCTGAGAACTGAGAATGAGCTGGTGCTTGTAGTCTTAGATAATGTGCATTGTTTGATTCACAATATAAATCTATTCTTGCTGGAGTTCCGTCTTGACTTCTTAATTTAATATTATCTTCTGCACTGAATGATCCTCTGACTGTTCCACCTGAAGGACTATCAACTACATTGGAATTTACCTGAACAGCGTTACCCATGTAACCGTGATTTGAGCATTGATAATGCAGAACTGTGGGTGTTGTATCAGTGACTTCAATCTCAGTATATGCACCAGATGAACCAGCAGTGCCGTTTGTGGTTATGTCAGTTGTATATGCATCGGTCTTTCCAGCATCATAATAAAAACGAAGAGGATGATTACTATTTGAACTGTCACTCTGGTCAAAACGATAAGTTCTGCCAGGCGTAAGTGTTAAAAATGGTGATTGAACATCATTTAAGTTATATCCTAAACTACTTCCCTGTCCGTAATATCTGTGTTCTCCATCTATCTTAGTTGCAACCTTAACTGTGATGGTTATCGTTGATGCGTGAGGTGCAACTAAATGACTGTATCCTGAGAACTGTGCGGCGGTGATGATGCCAGTTGTATTGACACTATCATTTGCACCAATACCGCTGCCACCACTGGCATCTGCACCTACAAACTTACCACTTGATCCCTCATATTTTAAAAACTTACCATCAACCTTTGCACTATCTTCATCAACATCGTCAAGCTTTAAAAGATTAACTTCACCAGATCCTGGCCCATGTGCGAGAACTTTATATAAAATATCTCTTACTTGTTTAATCTCTTTCTTTAAATTATCAACACTTGTTTCATCTTCATTTTCAACTTCCTCTTTAATATTTGTTTCTTCAATAAATTTAATAGCCTGTGCAACAGTGTCGCTTATTTCTGGTGTTTTAATTGGTTCTGGTTTAATTATATCAACTGCATCAACTTCAGTAAATTTAATATCATCACCATTATTCCAATCTTGAACAAGTAGAGGATCTTCCTCTAAAGTAGAAACATCAAAATTTTCGGGTACACCAACGGTGACAGGTGGTTCTGTAATATCTTTAATCTCTTTTGGATTTTCAATTACATCTATTATTGAATCTAGTTGTTCAATTAACTTTTTTTCTTTTTTCTTTTGATTTTTTATATTTACTTTTGCTTCTTTAATGCCAGTAACCACAGTCGAAGTTAAGACATCAAGATTGATGTCCGCCTCTTTGAGAAGATTGTTAAACTCCTCTTTCTTTTCTTTCTTGGCCTTTCCGAGAAGACTAAAAAATTCTGATAGTTCTGGAGATTTCATTTATCATCTTTATTTTGATTCTTGATTAATTTTGACAACTCCGCTGTGGAACCCACAAACAATGCGTTTGTTACGTTTGTAGGGCCTTTGTTTGGATCTTGTTCAAGATCCTTCATTTTTTGTTGAAGATCAATAAGTTTATCTGTTGTATCTGCGACTGCTTTGATTGTCGTCGCAGCAACCTCATATGCTCTTGCAGAATCAGATTCTTGTGCTAATTCTAATATGCCATTTACTGCTTCTTGTCCTTTTTCAACTAAAGAATATAATTGAGCCCGACTATATTCATAATCTTTATCTGAGTCATTTTTATCAGTTTTTTCAAGTTGATTCTTTCGAGGTTCAATATTAGTTTCAACAACCTCTGTATCAACATTAAGTGCTTCCTCGATAGAATCAAAATTTTTCATAATTCTCCTAAACGTCTATACCTTGAGATGGACTTGATGTTTTACCATCAGCAAAGAATGATGTCATTTCGTCAAATCCAAAATCATCTCCAAATTCAATTGATGCATTGTCAACCGCACTCAAAACACCAATCTTTGCATTATGTTCATGTTTTGCAGCAACTGTATTATCATGACCACGGAATACAGTTATATTTTGACCACTGATACTTCTGATTAACATAATCTCAGTATCGATAATGATACGATCATTCGCACTTAAATCAGTTGTTGCACTAACTTTAAACGACGTAACATCCGCATCTATCGCACCATTAACAACGGTTGCTTCATCATCATCATAATTTTTCTTCGCAGTTGGTGTCGCACTATATCGAATATTACGTCTTGCAGTTTTAGTATCTGTGCTTGCGTAGTAATCAACATCGACTTTCTTAATAAGACCTTCTGGATTATCTGCAACAGGGCCAAAGAGATAAGTTTTTGCAGTAAATGACAAAGTATAAATTAATATCCTACGAGAGTCAAATCCACCCTCATATTGATCACTATAATTAATACTTTCTAAAACTATCGGAATATCTTTTTTCTCACCGATTGAACTAATTAAATTAACTGTGATGTTAAATGAAGGTTGAAAGTAAGGAACAATTTGTTCTAAAATTTGTAACGCATCATCACTTAATTTAGCCATGATACTAAGTTCAAATCCAACATTATATGGAACAGGCATATAAACTTTTTTTGCGTTCGTTCCATTTCTTGTAAGAAATGTTTGTGCGATCCCAGTCTTACGAGTTGGATCATACTGTAATCCCTGCATTTCAAAAGACAATCTAGGAAGTGTAATTGCTGTCTCTCTGTCTAAGTCTGGTTGTTGTTGTATTCTTGCCAAAAATTTCTGCATTGGCCCGTATGCCAACGGAACTTTCATGACACTAAAGTTTGTGCCACTCGCATCCTTGTGTCGAATGTTAATATTATTAAAGAGAGTTCCAAAACCGATAACTGTCTTTCTTAATATTTCATGATAGAAGTAAGTGCCTAACATATCAAAGCTTTCTAACTATTTAGAATGTTCCGAACGGATTACCTTCAGAGAAGTCCAAAATTGCATCACCCTCCGTTTCAAAGTCTGCATTATCATTATATTGATCTGCTTTATATTCTGAATTTGGATAGTCATTTGGAGTATCATAATCAACAGATTGAATCACATATTCTGCACCAGATTCAAGTCCTTTTATTTTTTCACCAACTTGAAATTCTGTCTTAGTTAAAAGACTTATATCAAGTGTTCGAGACCCTGCATCCCATACTTTAACTCTTGCAGTTTCTGAAGAGTCTGAAGATACTTGAACTATTTCGTTAAAGATGTAATTACCACTTCCTATCGTTGTAGCAGCACCAATTGTAATTGTTGGTGCGGAGGTATATCCACTACCAGCGTTGCTAATTCTAATGGATCTAATGGTTCCTCCTACCATTACTGCTTCAGCAGTTGCATCCGTTCCTCCAGATGGTGCGGTAGAGATCGATACATTTGGAGTTGTGGTATAACCAGAACCACCAGAGGTAATGGTGACAATACCTATAGAACCTAGAGATGTGATGCCAGCGGTTGCTATACCCGCCCCTGGCACGGTTATGGTTGGTATTCCGATGTATCCACTGCCAGGATTAATTAAAAGAATTCTATCTATAGATTTAGCAGTTGCAATACCAGATCTCTCTGTCATAATTGCAACAGCAGTCGCGTTAGTTCCAACTGATGTGGTGATACCAATCGTGGGTGCAGCAGCGTACCCAAATCCATCATTTTGTAAAAATATTTGTTGAACCGCGCCAAATGCTAAGGTTGTATTTGCAGTCGCAAGACTACCAATACCAGATAAAACTAATCTTGCGATATAACCCTCTGTTTGAACAACCTCATCTATTACATTAACATTTGTATCAATGACTTCATCCTCATATTCAAATAGTTCACATTGTAGTTGATAAACATAATTTTTCTGTAGTTGATAGAATGGTCTTTCATGTTCTACAAACTTAATTTCAAACAATCTTTTTCCTAGTGGAAAAAAGATTAAATCACCTTCTTTTGGTCGATTTGATAATTCATAATCATCCTCCTGTTGTTCTAAAAATGGTGCAACTGATTCTTCAAATCTCTCTTTAGATATTACAAATGTTGCCTCATCAGTGACTCGAACGCCAAATTTTGAAAGTATATCTCCTGATCCAGCATATCCATCAATATTCATTAAGTATGCTTCAAGAGGAAATGCCTGATCAAATCTTGATTCAGTAACTTCCTTCATGATTGTTCTAGATGTAAGTAATTTACGAGGTATGTAATGACACTCAATACCATACATCCTTAGTTGTTCATTAACTAAGTCTTGAACTAAACCTTGTTCTCCTTTAGAACCTTGTAGAAAAAACGGATTTAACATTATCCAATCATATCAAGTGGTGGCATTTCATAATCACTGGCCATCTTCGATCTAATTTCTGCAAGTTCTCTTTCTCCATCATCATATATTTGACGACCATTAAGTTGAATACCGCCAGGTAATTGAACTCCTTGGAATTTAATTAAATTTTGACCCCACTGTCTTTTGCACAATGCTGTAAAATATCTTTTTAAAAATTGATCATTATATACTTTTGTAAAATCATCTGGATCTAATATTCGGAAACAATCAATTACAAAAAAATCATCTTTGTTTATTTGTGCCCAATCAACATCAATATAAAGACGATCTTGACGAATATTAAATCGATATCTTACATCAGGATTTAATAAAAAAGTGATATCTTCAAGTTTAGTTTGAACCATTGAATATTGAAGAAGATCAATTGATCCAAAGGCATATAAATCATTCAAAAATAATTGATAACGAATATTAAATAAACCATCATAAACAGTATCTGATCTAACTTTAAATATTTGATTGACTCCAATCACAGATGGAGGCATTTGTATATAATTGTTATTTTCCTCTAAATTAAAAGTTGTCGATAATCCGACGGTTGATGTTGTGGTTGTTGTAGTAATTCCTAAAGTTGAGTCTCCTCCTCTTGCTTGTCCTCTATCAATATCATCTTGTGTAATTTTATATTTCAAATACATTCTTGCAATGCCATCATAATGTCTCTCTTGATATATCTGGATAGCATCGTCTAACAGATCTTGAAACTGTTCATCTGCAACGTTAATCTCTAAGACAGGAAAACCCAACTGTCTTTTTGCGTAATCTATTAAACCTTCTCTCGAACTTGGTTGAGCCATTCTTCACCTCTAAGTTGAAATACCTGTTCTGACAAGCACATTACCCTCTATAACCTTAAAGAAAGTAGAACCAGAACTCACATTGATATCATATAGATATCTACCTTCAGATAAACCTCTAGTAACAGTTGAACCCATAGAAAGAGTTATTCTTCCATTTGAGTCACCTAAAGTTACGCCAAAAGTATTTGCAGTCCCAATTGCAGACTTCTTTATATTACTTCTTCCAGTATAGTTAGAAAAATCTATACTTGAACCAGCAGAAGTCTTAACTGTAAAAGTGGTATTAAAATCAGCACCAGAAAATATGGTAAGATTAACACCCATTGGAACACCTACATCTGGATCAAAAGTGATTACCTGTTGTTGTGCCATCTTTTTAATTATTTAGTTTCTGAACAAGAGTAGATAAAAGACCCTTAATTTCTCCTAACTCTCCTTTCATATTATCAAGATCTTCTTTCATTTGATCTAATTCCTGATTTTTATTCCTCACAGTTTTTTTGCGTTTCATATAATCAAGATAAGCTTTCTTATCTCTATTAACAATGGCTGTCGAATCTTCATCCCGATAAAGACCAGACTTACCCTCAACTGGAATATAATTTGTCATTAGGCTAATGCGATTGCTCTAAGATCTTTGATAAATGGTGGTTGTGCCTGATTAGTTCCAACCATATCTATTTTAATTTGGAATTTAGTGAATGGTGGTAGATTCTCTACTGTGAATTGATAATCTTTGAAATCATTTGTATGAATTGATGCAGGGACATTATCATCAGGTTTTCCGTTGTTATTTGATTTATTAATAACATTACCAAACTGGTCACGATTATCAAAGCCAGGGAATAATTCAAAATCTCTTTCCATGCTATTTTCAGTTGATCCTTCAGTAATTGTTTTGAAGAATACGCGAATATCAGATCCATTTCTTCGATAAGAAGCAAATTGAACATTAATACTTGTCGATGGATTTTCTAATTGCACAAGATTTGAAACATAACTGGCAGCACAAGGATCTTGACCTGTCTGATTGACTAATGAATCAGATGCAAAATTAGATACAGGGCTATTAATACGGTTTGTGGTTAATACTGCACTAACTCGATCTAAATCGATAACAGGGGAAACATTTGGATTTGAACTATTCAATAAAACTTCAAATGTCATTGATTTATTGCCAGGCAAATCAGATAATTGTCGATCCTCATTTACTTTAGATGCGATCATTCGAGGTGTTTCAAAATGATTTTGATCATCAATTGAAATTGACTCAAAACCTTGATCAACAAATGATTGTTCTTCACCATCAATACTGGTTGCTGAGATTGTTCTAACTCTTGCACCAATGGATGTTTGATTTGGTGTAATATTTGTCACGTTTGGTGTGAGTGTTTCAAACTGAACATTTTGTGATGCAGTTACATTTGATCCACCATCACGTTTTGTAGTTGAGAAGAAACGATTTGGTAACGATCCACCATTTCTATCTTCACCATCAGAGTCCATGTCAATCTTAATATGGTAGAAATCTAAATCTTTAGGATCTACGACAGTTGCTGCTGGACTATTCATATCATGAGTCTTGTTGATTCTTCGGAGAGAAACTCCAGAGAATTCATATTTCCTAATCTCCTCACCAGATGAATGACTTGACTTAATAGTGTTATCAATACCTCTGGTTGTAATACCAGTGATTGATCCGTCTGCAACTCCTGTGTAAGATATGATCTCATTTCCAAGAATCGCATATCCAAAGTTTGTAGTTCCAACACCAACACCTTCAAACGTTGCGAAGTTAGATGATGAAACTA